TTGAGGCATTCTTTCAATAAGAGATTTATCAAGGAGAGTGGGGTCAAGAACCCTGTCTTTAGGGTCTACCCATGGTGTGGAAGTAACTTCCGCGGGCTGTATAGCCTCAGTCATCTATTAGCTCCTGTTTTTCTAGCAGGCTCTTGAGTTCCTGTTCAACATATTCAAGACCGTCAATGTTCCCCATCAACCGCCCATAGTGTTCCATATCTTTAACACCACCCGCCATTACAAGCTCTGTGACTTGTTCTTTTTTCTTTCGGACAATGTCAAGAATGAACTGTGCGAGATTTATCTCATTCATATGAGATTTTTACTACTTCTTCCGAAACTTGTCTAGCCCTCGAATACCTAATGCTGCGCTACATACGAGAAAAACCAGATATTGATACCACTCCGGTAGCTCATTCAATCGGTCAAACCCATTTTTAACTACCTGCTCCATGCCCGGAACAAAAACCAGCACCACCGGAATCAACACAATCACGGTTACAATTTCATCTTTGATGCTAGATTTCGTAGCTTCTGCCATGATGATCTCCCATTTGGAGTCATGCGTGGCCGCAGTTTTCATAATTTCGGCTTTTGCTTCCGCTTCTGTTTGAGCAAGAGAGGCTTTTGCCTTTTGTTTGGATATTTGGCCTTCTAAAAAAGAGCCCGCGAGTGAGGATAGTGGCCCCAACAAAGCTTGAAACATGTAACTACTCCTTCTTAGTAAACTTTCACCAATTCAGGGTCTACTTGTCTAGGCACACAATATGCCGTAACCCTATCTTTTGCGTCAATGTATTCAGAGAAACCATAATTGCCGTATCTTTTAGATATTTGTTCTGCAAAATAGTTGCATTCAGTGATCGAATAAAAATGCATGTTTCCGCTTTCAAGCTTGCGAAAATCACCGGTGCCTAAATAAACCATAAGCAAAAAGGCGTCGATCATTCACTTTCGCGCCATCCAAGCTGTGGTCCCCATGTACGCCCCGACTATTCCCGCGCCAGAAATATAGAACAAACTACTGATCTCACTAAGCGCCGCAATTCGCTCTACGGACACCCACGGTGTAAACATCGCCGCCGTAAAAATACCCATTCCAATCAGAGTAAACCGCGCCATACGCAATTGAGCCAAGCTCTTTCGCAAATCACGTTCTGTCTCGCGTATTTCTCTAGCGTGTTCTAATTCTTCATCTGTGATTTCACCGTCACCGTCGAGATCGTATCTGGCGTATTCAGTTCCCTCTTGAAACTTTTTACTCATTTCTGACTGTCCCTTACAGCTTTTAAAGTTTCTTGCACGGTCATCTCTTTTTTAGCATTTGGGTCATACTTGCACTGATACTCAGAAGGAATAAATTCTAAATACTCGAATATCTGAGATTCAATGGTGTAGTTCTGCCCGCGGAATACACAAACCACCTGACGGTTGTCCATCTTTTCGCATTTAACTTTACGACACGTTGTCATTTGTTCGGCGTTAGCGGTGTGGGACTTTAATAACAGCACAAAAATAACCAAAGCTGTCGTGCCCAGTGCTGCGGTAAATATCCACGCCACGATTTCAACAAACTTTCGTCTGCGCTCACGCTGGCGATACAATGTTTCTTTACGCCTTTTGCGTATTTGCCCTTCCATTGCTACAAGTTGATCCCATTTTGACTTACCCATAGTCAAAGAAATCCACTGTTGTAACTCGTAACGTTGCTGCTGCGCTTTCTGTTTATTGGCAAAAGTCGTTATGGCTTCTTGCTCTACGCTTTGACCACCAAACAGTTTTTTAAATATAGGGGGGTTCTTTGCCTCTTTCTCCATCTGATCAAGGTCAGATAAAGCGCCCATCCATCTTGACAGGTCAGAGGCCATAGACTCAATGTCCCGGCCAATGGCAAAGCCCTTTTTAAGGGCTCCAAACGCCGCCGAAGCGGTTGCCATTGCAGATACCGGATCCATTTAACTTTTTACTCACAACCCATGTAGCTGCCACCTTTTGTGGCAGCACCCATGCCGCGAACAGTCATCTTCTTCATGCCCGTAGGGGTTTTTACTTCTTTTGCCTCGCCGTATGGAATACGACCCTGCTTGTCAATCTCCGCATACGGCTGTGCTTTTGGTGCCGCTGCAGGAGTATTGGTGACAATTTTTACCACGCTCATTCTACACTCCTTTGTTTCAAAAGTTCTCTTTCCATCGCCGCATTGATTCTGGATGCCGTCTGCTCTTCTTGACTTTGGATGCGCTCGTCAAACTGGCGAGACTTATCCATCATCTGAGCTTCCTTCAGGTTAAGCTCTCGCTCTTCCATCATCTTGTCGTTCTCTTCCCTGACCGCATCTAGCTGCAGTTCCTGTTGTTTCAACTGAACCACAGGGTCTGGCTTGCCACCGCCGGACAATTGGCGACCAAGGTCTTGAACCGTCTTCATGCCCTCTGCCATGAACTGCGCGGCCATAGCATCTAGCTGTACCTGCGCCTGCGGCGGCAACTGCTGCTCTTGCCCTGTCAATCCAAGCTGCTGCATGGCCCGTTCGCGTGACTCAATCTGTACGTGCTGCATGACATGCTTCTGAAGCGCCACCGCTATGGACGGGTTTGCCCCAACAAGAGGTGACCCGGCAAAGACCAAGTGCGCTAAAATGTGCGCCTGATGACTTTGCATTGGGAAGGCCATGAGTCGTACACCATCAAGGGCATCCATGTTCTCTTGCGCCGGGTCTTTCGGAACGGGCTGTACGGATTGCTCGTTCTTGAGATACTTGTCAATATCCCGAACACCCAAAGCCTCATACATGTCACGATACACTTCATACATGTTGTGCATCTGTGGAGCCTGTGCCGCTAACTGCATCTGCGTTTGAGCAAGTGCAATACGCTGCGCTTGTGAAAAAACATTAGGATTCGATACCGGAATCACGTCAATCCGGTCATCAAAATCCTTTGCTTTTACCGCTGCATCAACACCCTCTAATGCATATGGATATACCGGCGGCAAACTCTCGCCCATTACCTTGGCAAGAAGCTTGAACTCTAAACGCATCGCATAATGCAGGCGTTTATGCACCGCACTCATTACACGAGAACCCTGTTCCATAAGGGCGATTGTAGTGCCTACAGCGGCCTGCTGGTTGCCATCCCCGACCTTCATGTCGGTTATGGTGGCAAACCGCCTACCCGCGTCTACAACAAAGCCTAGAAGCTGAAACAGAGTCTGGTCCGGCCCCTTGAACGGCAACGGCATCAAGCTGTCACGAATAGCTCCGCCCGGCGCATCTACGTCCCTGAACTCACCCGGCTGCAGCGGATCGTCATCGTCCCTGATCCGTAGGCCGCGGGCCTTGAAGCCTGCAGGCAAGTTCGACAGCGTACCCGCATCAATCAACTGCCGCAGTGCCGCCGTCGCAGAACGCGACAAGCCACCAATGGTGTGAATCAACCCCAAACCGTAAAAACCAAAGCCCGGCAAGAACTTATAGTGAACAAAATACTGTATTTTCTTCTTGTCGGGGTCATCTTCGCGATAATTACGGCGAATTGACAAAATTTGCCCGTTATCCTGACTAATCGTGACCACATACGGCAGTTTTATGCCTGTTGGCTCCCCGTCCTCGCCCATATCCTCAAATCCTTCCAGATCCAAGTCGGCGTGACACTCTAACAACGTGCAATCATAGTCCACGGACGACGGTTCAATGCCGGTAATCCGGTTCAATTCGTCAGAAAGGTCGTCCATATCCGATTGTTGCGGCAAAACAGGTATATCCCTGTAAAAACCGCCGATCTGACGCTTACGAAGGTCGTTCAAGCTCATACGAACAACATGCGTGATGTTCGGGCAAGTCTCTAAATCCGCGGTATCATAGGGAACAACAAGATGCTCTGCAGGAACGAACTTACTAACCGCACGATCCATGCTCTCATCATAGTAAACCTTTTTAAAAGTGCTGCCTGCCAGCGGCAAATAGAACAACATTTGATCAAATTCAGGCGTGTACTCCTCCATCACGTTCGTGATGTAGAAATTCATAAAATCTTTTACGCGCTGAGCCTGATCTGACGTCGCACTGTTCTGCGAACCAACTATCGCAGTCCGCACGGGCCCTCCCGGCGGCAACAACTCGTTGAACGCTTGGGCCTGAAACTGCACAGCAGCTTCCGCCAAAAGGGGATGGGTGACGCCAGAAGCACCTCGAAACGGCTCAGTCCTTTCGGAATAGTTGAACCCAAGTAATTCCAAGCCATCCGCGTATGCATCCTCCCATTCTTGGCGACTCGCCTTGTTTGCGTCGTAGTCCGCGGTCAATTCACTGGCAACAACGCCCAACTCCCGATCATCCATGTTTTCTGCTAGGTTTTCAGAAAAATCTCCGCTGGGCATCTCCGACATAGGGTCAAAATCAACGACTGCGCCGCCCATCTCATCCACTTCAATGTCAATCTCAGAAGCCTCGCCCGACATGTCTAACGTGCCGGGGGCCTCAATCTCAATCTCTGCCAGCAATTCTTCTGTTTCTACTTGCGGATTCTGGTTCTCTACAAGCGAAATGGGCGGTCTAGCCATGATAAACCCTCAAAAATTTATTCACTGTAACATATAAGGTATAAAACCAGCAACGCCGCTATCTAAGTTCCGTGATCCGCGGTTAGAAATCACCGGACCGCCGTCGCGGTACTTCTCCTTGATGTCCAAGGCCCTGTCGTCAAAGACAACATAGTTATATGTGCGTTCATACGGCTCTAAACTACGGCCACGAGAACCGGCGGTGTAGTACCGCGTACCACGGATGCCCGCAAACCGCAGCATCTGAGAAATTTCAGGGTGTTCTCTTGTAACGCCCAGCGCACGAGCCATGGAATCAAGAACACCTTGCCCGTCAACGCTGCTCAGTTTGCCCTTTTCAATTACACGGTTCAAATCTTTTTGAACATTTCGCAACATGCCTAAGTCAGGCTTTAAGATAGCGTTCTGCCCTACCGGCTCATCTCGCATAATCGTGTCAACCACATACTTCAGCCGCCGTTGAACGTTCGGATCCATTCTGTCCAGAGTCTCATGGAAATCTAACATCTCAGTGTTAGGGTCAATGTCCATTTCAGCCAACATCACTTTGCCTTGTGATGGGGCCATAAACTCGACAACCACGCCAAACTCACCCGTTTCAGGATGCTCAAATTGTTCACCCGCCGCGTTTTTGCTGCGCGTAACAACCGAAGTCCCATCCGGGTACATGTACCTGAAAGTGCCCTGCGAAAGATTCACATAGGAATTATCTGGGCCAACAGAATCCGGTAACTCCGTAAACAAGAAATTTTCATTTACGTTTTCTTCCGTCTCCCTAACAAAGAAATACGGAACGCCCTCAATTTCTACAATTTCAGGGTTTATGTACGCTAAAGCCTCGCCCGCCTCTGTGTACTCCCCAGTTTCTCCCATGCTTCTAAAGCCCGCAGCACGTTCCTCTAAAGCAACTGCCGGGTCCGCAACAACATCCGTCACCGCCCCAACGTTGTCCCTGTAATGTGTGCCAATCTCTTCAAGGTCCGACGTGTAAAGACCGTGCCCATACATCTGAGCGCCCTCGCCGGTGTTCACCTTGCTCATGTCAAAGACGTCAAAGTCAGTCCCTGTTCCGTGGTACACGTTCACCGGACGACGGTTCGTGAACCGCGCAAACGGCCCTATGCCGCCGGTAACCAAAGGATCTGTTGATTTTACCGCCGCCTTTAAAGCATTATCCGACAAATCGTCCGTAATCATAACAAGCTCATCGTCCTGCATACGAACGGTGCGGTCAGTCAGATCGTTCCGCGGTTTTGTGCGGCGCTGGGATGGCGGGACGCTTAACAAAATTGGGTTTTCAAATGTATCCTCAACTACCCGCGCTTCTGCCTCTCCAAAAACAGTGTAGTATGTCTTCTCGCCCTCATACTCCGATAAGAAACTCACCGGGCCATACCGCGGCGTCATGTCTTGAGGGTTAGAGCCAACCATCATTTGCGGCTCATAATCTTGAATGGCATGTTGTATTTCGTGCAAAAGGCTCTTTTGAAAATTCCGCAAATTTTCTGTGGGCTTAACCAAGATAAGACCCCTGCCGTCCTCTCTGAGAGTATACGACGCAGCAGCTTTCCCACCTAAAATATCGTCGGACATCCGGCCCACTTCTATATTTTCAAGAAATGGGTACTCATAAAACAATTCTGGATAATCCAAAATTTCCGACAAGGTTACTGTTTTTGCCCCACCAAGGGTCTGAACACCAACTTCCCTGCCCGCATTATCGAAAACAGGGTTGTAAAGCGGTGCGCCTATATCTAAGCCTGTTCTACCGTCGCTAAAATCTTGAAAATGATTTGGTAACAGTTCGGCGTCTTCAATTCCCTGTATCTGAAAACGAAATCCTTTATCAACATCCCCCGCAAAAGCAGGGTCTATCTCTGCACCAAGCTGTTCATATGAATCTTCTTTTGAAACGTTATTTGCTATGTCGTCAAGAAGCATGCGTTTACGCATTTCACCGCTGGTGGCAAGGGCCCCGCCGATGTTTTCGACTACTGAAGTGTCAGGAGCGTCTCCTACCACCTCTGGGGGCACAAATATTTGCTGACCGTCGGGTGTAACAGCTACAATCTGTCCGTCCGCCCTTTGAAAGGCGTTGGTTATCTTACGACCAATAAAATTAGCTACTTTCATTGTAGCCATTTCGCCTAACGCAGCTAGGGAACTAACCAAAGCAGCGTCATCACGAATGGTCTGCAACTCTTCAGTTGGTGCTTTGCCAAAAAATCTTTCTTCTAAAGCCTCTGAGCCCGCAACACTTTCCAATTTTTTAGCAGGGTCGTCCAACAAAGCCAGAGATGACAAAAACGGACTGCCCGCAACTACTTTTCCCGCATAGTTGCCGGGTGCAGATTCAGCAGCAGATTTTGCGCCACCTGTAATAAAGGACATGAAGTCAACAATGCCGCCGGGGGCGTCAGCAACGATACCCCTGAAAAGACCTATGCCCGTTTCGCGATCCGCGCCGGGTTGGTTTACATCAAATCCACGAAGTTGCGGTCTTTCAGCCATAATACGAGCGTACCTGAGTATAGTTGTCCTCGTCTATGTCCCAATCGTCCGTAGGTAACGACACGAAATTGCCCTGACGATAACGCATCAGAGCTTGGGTCATACTATCAACAAGGTCATCATACTCACCATTGGGGAAAGCCGCAACTTCCTCAATAAGCTCGTCCGCAAATGTCTCATCCGGCGCATACACCATCCCCGCCTCAAACAAAGGAGATACAGAATGGACACGCGACACCTTATCGTTGCCGCGAGATGGCGTAAAATTCACAACAGGAATGCCCATGTTGCGTAGTTCGTGTGTCAAAGGGGTCCCTGACGCCTTTGCTTCCACGATTACAGTATCAGGTTCCCAAAACTGATAGCTTTCAAAAGCTTCTGTTTTCAACTCAGGAAAATCCCACCGGCCCTTCTTGCTATCTAGCAAAATGACCGCCGGGGGACCCCCAACTTCTTCCGGGCGAAAGACACCCCACGTCGTTATCGCGCTGTAGTCAGCAGTCTCCCGCTTAGAAAACGCCGTATCATAACTTTGAATGACATATTCAAGATTGGGGACATTGTCTTTTTCCCATCGTTTCCACCACTCCCGCGGGATAATTGCGTTCTCTTCACCAGTAGGACGCTGTTGATACTGCGCGTTCCACTTTGACGGCGGGATAGACGCCTTGACCCTTTCAAGATCGTCTTTCGACCAAAACTCCGGCCAACAAGGTTCCTCATCGTCCATGATCGCAGGAAGTTCTACAACTTCCCACTGATCCGCTTTCTCATCTTTACCCATTTGACGAATAAGCTGACCGGTCAAATCTTTTTGTGACCACCGGGTCATTACCAAAATGATGGCCCCGCCGGGCTGCAGACGCTGTCGGGGGCCCCCTGTGTACCAGTCCCAATCATTGTCAAAACCAGACGCCGACATGGCGGTCTGCTCAGAATGGGGGTCGTCAATGATAATTAGATCACCGCCGCGGCCAGCAAGATTACTGCCAACACCAACAGCATAGTACATACCACCACGTGAGGTATCCCAACGGCCTGACGCCTTGGAGTCCGCCGATAATTTCGCTTCAGGAAAGATCTCAGCGTAATCTTCTCGCTCTAGAAGGTTCTTCACCTTACGACCAAAAGATACAGCAAGCTCCGTGGTGTGCGTTGCTTGAATGATTTTCATCGCCGGGTTCTGCCCAATAAACCATGCGGGCAACAGATAACTGGCAAACTCAGACTTTGTGTGACGCGGGGCCATGTTGATAATCAAACGCTTCAATTCGCCCTTGGCTACGCGTTCAAACTTCTCTGCAATTATACGATGATGCTCGCCAGCAATGAAGTCCGGCCAGACCGCTTTCACAAATCCTAAGAAATCCGTCTGGCAGTGTTCAACACGATTTAATTGAGCTAGTCGAAGCTGTAACTTGACTACTTTATCTTGGATTTCATCGCTCATAATAAGCCAGTAAACCTTTTTTCGGTTGACATACTTTATAGGGGCCCCTGAAGAAAAGTCAGAATACACTATTTATCCCATATTGATATCGTTTTTTACAGTATTGTTTGCGAAAAACATGGACTTTGACGTCGTCTGCCACAGGTCCGGGGCTCATTTTGAGCGATTCGTGGGCTATGTGCCTGTATTTATTGCTAAAATTAAGTTTGCCGGGGCCCCGTGTAACTAATTATTAAAACGCGGATCACGTGCCGCGGATCACGTGCCGGGCATGATCCGGCGGGATTTTCCGGCCCGCTGCCGGCGCAATTTGTGCCGCGGATCACGACACCCGGTCCCCGGACCGCGGGCCATGTTTCATATCTATACGTTTAAAAACATTAGCGGGCGGGGCGCGGGGCAAGTTTGGGGAAAATAGATATTTTGCAGGATCGTTCGCATATGTTGTGCGAGACGGGCTTTCCTGCAGCTGTTTCACGTCTAGATGTGGTGCGGGCAAAAATAAAACCCGCCGGGCGCAATGTCCGGCGGGTTTTGTGTTTTATGCGGCTTCTAATGATGCCCGGCTGATTGCGGTCCAGTCGGACTGTTTCATCTCTAAAACACGTCCGCCCAAACGCTGCCAGTCGTCAATATCATCCGGCTGCACCATGGCATTGCCTGCAGCATCCTGCATTTGCGGCACGGCTGTGATTGCATTCATCAATGTTGCACGGCTGACGGGTTCGCCAACATATCCATCTTGCGCCCGCGTCTGGACTAATCCCTCAAGAACAAGGGACCGGCGCTTTTGCGGTATGCCCAAAATAGAACCCATTTTATCGACAGCTTTTTCTGTATATGTGCCTTCGATGACGTCCGCGGCTGCATCCTTCATCTTTTGCAATATTTCGTCAAAGCTATCCCGGCTGCTGAAAGCCCGCACCATGTCCCGCAATTTCAGAGACATTGCCGCGTTATCGGCTTTCTTTGCTTCCTCTGTCAGGACCGACCAAACGTCCGCGTCTCCGCGGCTGCTGGTCAAATGCGGGGACCGGATTTTATTTTCGGTCTGCATCCCATTGAGACAAGCCAACGTCCAGTTAATCTGGGCAACCTGTATTGATCCGTGCCCCGTTTCTGAATTGCTGATGAGCAATCCAAGCGCCATTAAATCACCGACCTTTGCACCTTCCCCGACAATCGTATTTGATTTAAACCGGGCCATTAGTTTTTTATCGGTGCTGTGCCAGTTTTGAAGCTGCCAGCCCGCGTTATCTTCAACATTTGCTTTCATCAATTCGGGAATGGCCGTCTCAATCAAATCCAAATTGTCATAGGTTTTAAACCTGTCCGATAACATGGCGCGGGCGGTTCCGGTTCTTTCATCATCCATAAACGTCCGCAATAAACGCGGCTTGGGTTCTTGTTGCCAGATCGCATTAATCAGGCCGTCCCATTGTTCGGGATAATTATCAGACAACCGGCGGGCCGTCCTGACGTCTATTTCGGCTGTTTTGGCGATACCGTCAAAACAAACGTTATTCACGCCAAGCTGGCGGGTCGGTTCCCCGCCCTGCCCCTCTAGAAAGATTGCTGTTTGCTTCCCGTTTCCAGTGTCCCGCGTTTGATATTCCATCTGGCCGGTGTTGGCCTGATAATCAACCGAACGGCTGTTCTGTTCCATCACGTGGCGCAAAAGGGTTTCCATGTCACGGTTCGCATTGTCGATATTTTGCAGCATGTCTTAAACTCCGTTTTTTAAGGTTGTTTGGTTTTGCATAATATGGGGCTGCTATGTGGTGTCCCTGCAGCGGGCCCGGACTAGCACGGGGGCGGGGGTGCGAACGTCAACCGGAAAGGGGCAAGGGATAAACAAAAAACGCAATTTGAAAATCCCGACCAAAACGATCTCGCCTAGTCAATTGGCAGATTATGCGATTAATCCTGCAAATGCAAACGTATTTTTTAAAAAAGAAAACCCGCCGCGCCGGGGTGGCGGGCGGGCTGCAGCGGGGCGGGCGTTCTATTCTTTCCCGATGTCCCCGGCTATGTGATGCCGCAATATTGAACGGGGCGACAAGTTGCGGGCAAAGTCTCGCAAGGTTTCCCCGTCGGGCTTTGCCTGCATCTGGCCCGGCATGCGCCGCCAATGAATGGCAACGTTGCCGGTGCCCGCATAGCAACCGCCCTGCGTCTCGCTATCGCCTGCCCGGTTTTTATCTGTCCCGTGCGCTGTAAACGTGATCACATAGTCACGGTTTAAACGAGCGCACAACGGGCCGTCGCGCCCGCCGCAGTCCCCGCATCCTTTGGCCGCTCCTGTTTCTTCTAAACAGCGGACAAATTGCACGCCGTCAATTGTCCGGTTTTTTTGCGACTCTTGCCAAAACGTCGGGGGCACTACGGTAACCATAGGAAATTGCCATTGATCCGGCGGCGCTTTCCGCATTGCATTTTTTAAAAAAGCTGCTGTTTCCGGGTTGGCGGTGCTGTAATTCAAAACTGTTTTAATCGGGCTCAATTTATGCGCCCAGTGCATGGGGCTAAAATGGGTATATGTGAAACTGTAACCCGCCCGCGGTTTGCTATCTAAAACAGCATCCAGATAATCATTATCAATCTGTCCCGCGCCGCATCCTTTGCCTGACGGGTTCAACTCGCAATCTGCCGGGCACGTGCCAAACATGTTTTTATTGCCGCTGCGATATGTAACGGCGCATCCTTTCAGTTTTTTGGCGGTGCTGATTTCAACTGTTTTCAACATTTTTTAAAACTCCTGATATGTGGGACTGATCCCATATTAAAGCGCAAAATAAAAAAGGCAAGCGCAAGCCTGCCTTTTGTCTTTATTTTTTCCGCCGTCGTTTTGTGGGCTCAATGCTATATCGGCTTTTGATTTTGTCCGGGTCTGGCGATCCCCAAAACAGCCAATAATAAAGGCGCGACAATATCCACATTTAATAGTTACCGGCGGCGCATATTTCCATGTCGAGCTTGCCAGAATACCGGCGTCGTCTATCGCCTTTTATTAAACGTTCGACCCGGCGGCTTGCATTTTCCATATTATCCGCGGCAACGTTAAAATCAAAATCCCGCATATTACCGCTGGTTGTGCAATAGCTGCCCCTCACCGTATATCTTTTTATTTCTAGCTTCGGGCTATCGGATATTCTTTCAACCACGACGTCCCCGTCCTGATCTCTTTTTATTCCGACAAGCACATTAGCCGGTTCAGCTTTTTTTGCCTGCTGCCAAAAATCAGGACCGCCAGACCATTTTTCTTCTGCGGCCTTTTCCATATTTGCGAGCGACAAGTAATCATCAAAATACATGTCAAATTCAAACGTGCGTATTTCACGAACGCGAAAGGTAGCCTTCTTCATCTTTCAATCTCCCGTTGTTGGTTTGTATAAGATAGTTCTCACAACGGGATTGTCAAACGGAAAAA